AACCATATCAATTTGCTGACCATCGGCAATTAATTTTCTTATTGAATTTTTAATCTGGTTCATAGACAAGGTATCTGATGCATATTTTTGTAAAATTAGTTTATTTTTCATTGATCCTTCAACTTCTTTTACTTTATGTATCACTTCATCCTTTTTTACGGTCAAATCGTCAGGGTGGATTCCTGTCCATAATACGATGTGTTTTCTTTGAATTATCTTTGGGTTATCCTCAAAAAATATTTGAAGTACATTATAACCCAAATTAAATGCGTGATTTGCTATCTTAGTGAGTAGGGTACTTTTTCCAACACCTGTCGGGGCGAGTATAACACCAATCTCACCTTTAGCCAATCCACCTTTTAATAACCTATCAATACCTGGAACACCCATAGGGATTGGATGTCTATAATCCTCGTTTAAAACATCGTCCAGGTTTGAGAAAACATCCATAAGTGAAATTTCTCTTTCTCCGACTTGTAACGCATTTTTAAATAATTCCTCAATTGTGTCATAACTTTCAAACTCACCACCATCAATGATTTTCTGAGCCTTTGTCATGGCTTTTGAAACTTCTTGTTGCTTACAAAATTTCAAAGCCTTTTCTTGAACAAATTGAAGTCCTTCAACGTTAATATCTTTGATTTTTTTTATTGTGTCAATCACAACCTTTGCAACGGTTTCTTGAGGTAATTCGCTTCTTGTAATTTGGTTTATCGTTTCAAACGATGGTGATGCTTCGTACTTTTTGAAATACTCTTTAATCATTTGTAAAATGATTTTGAAGTATTTGTTTTCAAAATAGGTTGGTTCAATAACATCAATAATAGAATGGGCGAACTCCTTATCAATGACAAGTTGGTTAAGTAATTGTAACTGAAATGTTTGTCCTAAATATTCAAAATTTTTCTCTGTCGCCATATATTTTATCTTTGATGTATTGATAAATATTACACATCCAAACTATAATTCATATAATCAAAACTTAATTTTTTTGTTGAAAAAATCTCGGTTAGGGATGTCAGAATGGGTTTTAATTTTGGTCGAAGATCGACTGTGTATCTAACTTTTGGAGGATAAACCTTCGCATCCATGTACCTTGAATAAAGAATGTTTTCACCATTTTTAATGGTTAATGTAAATTTTTCCGGTCCATCCAAAAATGAAGTTTCCATAATATCAGGGTTTTCAAAAATCTCATATTGATTATCCATCATATAAGTCGCAGTTCTAACTCTAAGATTCTCACGAAATTCTGTAATAAACTCCTCAATAAATTCATGCAGATCGATTGAATTTTTAGCCTTTGGGTTATAACCCCTGACGTTAAAAAATCTTTGGACAATAATGTTGTCATTGACCTTCAAAAGGAATTCAAGTTTTGTAATTTCTTGCTCTTTCATAATTTGTTTTTTTGGTTTTTGAATTTGATTTTTTCTTTTCTTGTTAATTTTAAAATGGGTCTTAAAAACTCAACCCAAGCGTTATCATTTTTTGGTAGATATTTAAACAAACCATCTTCCATCATCATTCGAATTAAGTTCTTATATCCACGACCATCAGGGTCTAATGTTTCTTTATAATAATCTTGGACGATTTGTTTTGCGTTATCAGTTATTAGTGGGTTAGATAAGTCAATTATCTTTTCATTTATTTGAAAATATTCTTCACCATATATACCATCCTTTGTTTTTCCTGTAAGTAAATTTTTAAGTGCGACATTTTCTTTATCTTCTTTTAAAAGTGTTTCTGCTTTTAATAAAATATCATTAAATGATATTGGATTTTCAAGTATTTCGGGAAATAATTTAACCAATGTTTTTTCTCCGAGTAATCTAATACCATCAATATTATCTGAAGTATCACCACATAAAATTTTGATTGTTTTAATGTTATAGTGGGGAAATTCTAATTCCTTATTTTTAATCATATCACCCATCTTATATGTTTTTTTTGCGTTGGGTGAATAAACTGACACCTTACCTGAAATAAGTTGTGTAAGATCCCTATCCCCTGAAAAGATGGTTATTTGTTCGTTTTCTGCTATTTGACAATAATATGATATAAGGTCGTCGGCTTCATTATTATTAACCTCAATTTGTCTTACAAACATTTCTTCCAAATATTGTTTGATTCTTTCTTTTTGTCTGTAAAAAGACTCCTTTTTTTGGTCAGTTTCCGTTGAGGTTCTTTGTTCTTTATATTTGGGGTATATTAATTTTCGTGCGGATGAATTTGAGTCACCGTCCCACATTACAACTACCTTATCAAAATTTTGTTCTTCTATGAATTTACGGAGGGTATTTAAAAAATGATAAATACCTCCGATGTGCTCACCTTTGTGGTAAAACTCTTTAACCCCATAGAATCCTATCTTGAGCAAATTATTTGCATCTACGAGTAATGTTTTAGTCACTTTGTTATTTTTTTAATTGTTCAACAATAATTTTGTTACTTTTTTTCAAATTATCTTCCGCCCATAAAGGTTGAAGATTTGTGTAATGACATAATTTATATAGTTCCTCTTCTGTTTTAGCGGATGATAAAGGAATTATGTGGTCTATGTGCCATTCATTTCTATTTTCCCAAGTCATACCACTTACAAATTGTTTTTCTAAATGTTCTTTTAATTCATAAGGAGAACAACCGACGATGTCAAATGTTTTGTTTTTTTTTGTAAATCCTTTTTTTGTGAGATACGAACATAACCGAGATCTCATTCCTGTTAATAGATTGTAAAATGAATTGTTTTTCTTTTTTATTTTTTCACTTTCATTTCGTTTAACCTTATTTTCACGTCTATGTGTTTGGATCTTTAACTTAATCAATTCTTTATTTTTTTCGTAATATTCTTTTTTTCTTTTCCTAACTTTATCACTATTTACATTTCTGTATTTTTTTTGATATTCCGAAATTTTATCCTTCACCTCAAAATAATGATTTTTGATTTTTGTTTTGTTATTATCCCTCCACTTTTTCTTTCTTAACAACACATTCTCACCATCGTATTTTTTTTCAATATTTTTCCTACACTCTCTGCAAAAATATCTATATCCGTCTTTAGATGATTTAAGTTTACCAAATTCACAAACACTTTTTTCTACATTACATTTAGAACAAACTTTAGTTTCCATTTTTAATATAATCTTTCAATAGTTTATTAACTAGGGAAGATAGATTTATAGATTTATCTTTAAAGTATTGAGGTAATTCCGGATCAACGGATACTCCTATTTTAACTTTTTTTTCAATTTCGTTTATTTTCTTTCTTCCCATATTAATAAATATCTACAAATTAGTAAAAAGTAGAATAATTATAACTTTTTTATTCGTCAATTTCAGATTCTTTTTCATCCAAAAGAATCTCACCAGTTCCCGAAAGTATTGCGTTCCAATAACTAGAGTATTGTTTCTTATATTGTTCTAATGCTTCTTTGGTATCACTAATATACCCTTGTGGTACGGCAATAATCTTACTATCTTTATATCCCAAACCATTTACGTGATTTTTAATAATGGATATTTTAGTTCTGATTGCGTAAGATACAGTTCTTCCGTTTTTAGTTGCGGTAATGTGATTAATGCCAGCTTTCTTTTGGTTTCCAAATAAGAATACCAAAGAAGATGCTAACCAAATTGCTTCGCCCCCCTTACTTTTAATTTCAGGTTGTCCGAAAGGATTATCGGGTAGATCAACCCAAGGTTGGTTAACCACAACCATAGTGTTATAATATGGGTAATCTTCTTTCTTTGACTTTGAAATTCTTGAGTGAATACCCATACCGATTTTATCGGCAAGTGCCGAGGCGTTATGCATCTTCCCACCTTTACCTTCAAATGTCATCTTACAAGGAATTGAACCAACAGAATCCCATAGGAATAATAAATTGTAAGGAATGTCCCCTTTTTCTTGATCGTCCAACATTTCATTAATGAAGTCAGTTGCTTGTTCAATATAGTCAAAACTATCATTAAATATGAAGTCTCCGTCCCATTCTCCATTACTATTTTTTTCCGCAACCAATCCCAATTCAATCGCGTGTTCCCAAGACCATTTCTTCTCTGTGATAATGAAAACAGGAATATGTCCTTTTCTCTGAGCGTCAGCCCCTGCCAAAATCATAGCGGTAGTTTTAGAAGAATTCGAGTGACCCAAAAACATATTGATACCACCCATAATTGGACCTGGTAATCCACAAGCCTCCATAAAGGCTTCACCACAATTATAATAACTTTCAGGTTTATATTTTGTTTTAGTCGAGAACTTATCTTTAATACTACTTAACCCGATTTCTTTTTTCTTTAAAGCCATATTAAATTTCGTATTTGTAAAATTGTTCCAAGTTTTCCAACTTGTCTTTTGCGTTGGCTCTTTTTTCAATTAACTTATCCATTTCTTCAATATG